CTCTATGTGGTGAATAAAATTGTTTGTTAAAGAAAAAATCTAGGGGCGTTAGGATCTTGCCATTCAGTCTGAAACCTATATCGAATTCCGTCAATGCTGTGTCCGTGCTTTTTACGCGGGACGTTTGTAGCGTTACCGCTTTTATCTGTGTCCCAAATATAGTTATTGAATTCAAAGATGATATTTGTACTTCTTCTTGTCACAAACATATTCAAAGACTGCATAATTGACACGCCAAACGAAACACTATCCGCACCTTTCTTTGCGTCCCTTACTCTAAATCCTTTTGTCCTTAGCAGTTCATTTGTTCTGCCCTCGTTTGTATCTGCAAATATCGGTATGAATTTACGAACGCCATCTTGAATAAAACGAGCTGGAACATCTGTTATTCCCGTTTCGTATATTACTTCATTAAAATACCACGCATTATCGCAATACCATATCTCAGTTAATGCCGTTGGGTCGTTTGACCATCCGTAGTCTAATCCATACCCTTTTAGTTCTGCATGGTCAGGAATCTTATCTACTATATTCCAATTCTCAAACACAACACCTGAAAGTGAACCAACTAATCCAAGTCCGTAAACCTTCCATTTGTTTGCCCAATACTTTGATTTGATATTTGACTCATGGAATAACTCATTGAATGGTAAGTCAGAATTAATAAAGCCCTTTGCTTTGTAGTCTAAGATAGAACGAACCTCACTTTGTGAAAGGTATTCATTGTCCTCAAATGTAAGTGTGATAAAGTTGTTAGGGTTTATGTAGTCATCGCCCCAAAATGGCTTATCTGGATTGTAATCTATTATAGTTAATTCTGCTCTTGATATGAATTGAACGGCTGCATCAACTGTAATCTTATCCGCTTCATTAATATATAAAATATTACGTCTAAAACCCTTACCAACGTCTGAAACGTCAGCCCCTAAAAAATCTAAGTAAGACCCGTTAATATATTCGTGCTTTGATTCTGAACGGTTAAAATCGTCCTCAGATTTAAATACACCCCAATCTTTGCAAATCTTCTTGTAATCCCTTATTACTGTCCGTTTCATTTTGGACAATTCAGAACTTAATACCGTTGCTTCTTTCTCTGAACTAAGTAAGGATTGAATTATAAGCTGAATAATTGAAACGGTTTTGGATGCACCTTGACCGCCACAAATTACAAATACATCTTCATTTGGATTACTTAGTATTAAATCCTTTATTTTGAAATATGCCTTTGTGTATTTGTATTTATTTTCTTCCGCCAATGTCAGGTAAGTTAGGAATGTTTAAACCTCCTGAATGTTCTACTTCTTTCTTATCGACTAGCCCATTCAATCGTTGTGTAATACTTGAATTATAAACACTTGCCATACCGCCTTCAATTTGGTCTTGTCGTATTTCTTCCTTACATGCATGACAGATACCAAGATATTCAGTGTATGCATCATCTTGGTTAGTAAAATATTGTTCAATACATCCTACTTCTTTTCGTGCATAATTCTTAAACCCCTCAAATGTTAACGGTCTTTCTCTTTCACGATAAACCATTTCACCATCTTTACCAACGTAATCTTGAACAAGGAATGGATTTTTCTTTGTAGCCGCTTTATACGCTTCAAATAATCCCCCCATTTTTTCGGGTGTTTCTATGTATTTATGCTTAGCCATAATCACCACTCATAAGTCAAACACATATCGTTACCCTCTTCAAAATAGGTAGCACTTGTTGTTGTAGCTGTATTTCCCGTACACTTATTTTTTAAAGTATAGGTAAAAAATAGGTCAGGATAAAATTGATTTATATTCGTTATTTCACCACACATACAATAAGTCTGTGCAGCTGCTGTAACTGGTTCATCCTTTTCACATGAAAAAAATGCAATCGCTAGAATAATTAATAGTTTACTTTTCATCTATTTTAACTTTTGATTTACTTACTAATTTTTTATGACCTGAACGGTACAATTTTTCAAGGAAAGTTTGATCGTATTGACCGCCTCCAACAATAGAGTATTGAAATCCATTCATTCGAATAGTGGTAACCTCGCCTTTCTTAATTTTTAGCTTGTACATTTCGCTTCTTTTTAATTGGTTTAATCTCTTCTACTATAACAATTTCTTTAACTTCTTGTACTGTTTTCTTATTCAATAATTTCTGCTTTCCGTTCATAATCTTTTAATTTTAGTTTAAAATCCTTCAATATAGTAACCGCTCCATGAAAGGAAACGCCTAGATGTTTTTCAAGTCCTCGAACGGTTGTAATCTTTTCGTTAATGTAAATATCTAAGAATCGTAGCTCGTGTGGTTCTGCGTTTCTTTTATACATTTCAAGCGCATACATTCGTTGTTGGTATGTTTCATCTGAAAACGTGTCCTCGTTATAAGTGTCAATACTTTGTGTTTCGTTAGCGAAAATTCTATTATTTACATTAAAATCTGAACGCTCCCATCGGTAAATGTTTGACGCTAATATACGAATAAAGCCGTTAATATTATTAATTGTTTCAGCCTTTTCAACACACACTAAATAAATATCTGAAGTAATATCTTCTCTATTTACGGTTGCGCATTTTGAAGAGTTTGCTTTTACGATGGCTTTAATTGTTTGCCAGTTATTATTGAAATACTCGTCAACTTCGTTCTTTGTCACGAATCAAATATACTCATTTCATTTCAATTAACAAATCTAATGTTTCCCGTTTATTTCCCCTCAGTGTTTCTTCGTTCCAGTCGCGCGGTTCTTCATAGTGGTAGACTTCGCGAGTTTGTGCTTTTTCTCGCTTCTCGTGACGTTTCATTATAATAACGAACATAACTAAGGTTGCTGCTATTAAAATCGTGTATAAGATATAAAATTTAGTTCTCATTGGTGTTGGCATTACTTTTAAAATTGTTCCATCAGTTAATTCATACTCTCCGTCAGGTGCTGGTATTAATTCATTATCAACAGTTTCGATATAAAATTTAGTTCTCATGTTTTTTTAGTTTAAATTAATATTCCGCATTGAAACGCGGTTTAACAGTGAGTATGCGACATTAAAACGATCGCCTACTTTTGTGTTAGTGGCAATTAGTTGCCTTCACTTATGTAATCATTTACAATCTTTTCTGCGTTATTTTCAAAGTCATAGCCATCACCAACCCATTTGAGAAAGGCAACTAACTGTTCGCTTCGCCCATTAACAGCGTGTATGCTTAAAGCTTCGTTAGCGTATTCATTCATCATTCTAATAACTTCGGATTCAAAGTATAATTTTTCGCCCCCAGGTGATTTATCAAACCAATCACTTTTCTCTTTTAAAAATTCTTCTGCTTTCATATATTTAATTTTAGTTTATTAATACGCCCTACGCATACACGCAAACCGTTACCCCAAATCTACGCATTACTCACTTACTTTGTTTGGGTATTCGGATGGATGGTTTGGATTAAGGATATACGGTTAACCCTCAAATACACCCCAACCCCGTTTTGATTCCTGACAATACACCACTCCCCGTAATTACTTACAATGTAGCATTTAACATCGTTGCCTAGCTTGTTCTTGTACGTGTGTGTCATTTTAAATTATTCACTCGGTTTGTTAGTGCTTTTGTTAACTTATCATTCTCAATTTCCAAACGTTGGATTTCGATTTGATATTTATCCTTTATCTCGTCCTCAAATCGCTTATTGATTTCAGCCCTTTTAACTTCATCTAATACATTTTCAGTTGCTTCGTACATGTTTATACGTTTTAATAATTCTAAGTTGCTTAAATGTAATCTATTTACATCTGTTTCAGCTTTTAAAAATATCGCTCTAAATTCGTTTAACACGTTTTGCCCTTCGTAAATCTCACGTGAAAAGTTTACGGCATCTTTTAAACTTTCTCTATCGCCTTTTTTAACCTTTTGAGTTACGTATTTTTCAGCAAGACTTGAAAGGTATGCATCAAATAAATTTATCTTCGTTTCAAAAGAGCTTTGAAAGTATTGTATTCTGTATGGTTTTACTTCTTTCATATCAAAATGGTGCTAATTCATTTGGTTTATCAAAATCATAATCAGGATTTAATGGTTTGTATTCTTCAATGGTTTGTGGTATCGGTTGCGAATCTTTAAAATTCCTTACATCAATTCCATGTTCGCCACGATTGGCATAAATTTCAAGTTCTGTAATATCTTTCACATAGTACCTAAACGCTTTGGTATTCAAAAAGAATTTGTAAGTTCCATTTTTACTCGTTCGCTTTGGTTTTGTTTTAGCAATACGAACATGCAATTCGTTATCCGTTGCAAATCCATTATCAAACGTTTGAAGATCTACGGGTGGTCGCCAAAACATTAACATGCTCATTCCTTTTCTAAACCAAACTTGACCTCCTGCCAAATCTCTAGCCGTTGGCATTGGATAGTAGTAAGTTCCTTCTTTGGTTTTTTCCGCTCTTTGGTCGCGCACATGGGTAATTATGCAATGGTGCTTATTCTTTGCCTTTGCATGTTTACGAACGATTCCAAGTAAACGGCTCAAATATTTATCCTCACGTCCTAAATCTTCTGGTAGGAAATCTTCTTTTAACTCGTTCCAAGGGTCTACCGTTGTTGTATGGATTTCAATATTGTTGTCCTTTTCAAACTTTTCAATTAAATCGTAAAACTGATTTATCGTTATGTCCGATTGGTCATCCATAATATAAAAATGCTTTGAAACAAACCTTTCAGCTAGTAGCTTTTCCGTTTCATTCATCATATACTTTCCTTTTATGTAAGGTTTGCCAACGAATTTGTGCATTATTTCCGAGTAAACATCTACATGCGTTCCCGTTTCAGGTGAATATATTACATGATTCCATCCATGTAAACAGCTAAGGTTAATTAATATCTCAAACCAAAACTCAGATTTTCCGCAAGCTGGTGCGCCTGCAATGTATGTTGTGCTTCCTAATTTTACGGTGTACGGAAATTGTTCCCACGTCCATCCAACATCTTTACCGATTTCAATCCCTACTTCATTCAGAATATCCAACTCTTTCTTTACTTCAGATAGCTTTTTAATCATGGTCTAATATTCTTATTTGGTCTACTAGCATTATTTTACCATGATTTGGACTGTGTGGAATTTGTGCAACCGCTCCATACATATCGAGTGTTTTAGGTCTTGAAAAATATTCAACAGTGCAATACTTGTAATTATTTTCTCTATGAAAACTATCTTTATGGCAGTTCAAAATTGCAACCTTAATCATTTCTTTTGTGTAACCTTGCTTCATGGTTGCTTTGTATTTATTCTTTACAGTTTGGTTAACAACTTCAAACGACCTTTTAAATACATTATTCACGTTTGATAATAAAACATCAAAATCAATAGATTCATTATCCGATGCTTCAGCGTCGGGTATAGTGTATTCTACTTGCTCTTTCCCTTTCCCTTTCCCTTTCTCTTGTTGGTAAGGGGTTGTAAAAATATTTTTTACCCCTTGCCAAGGGTCGTAATTTTCCACGTCTTTATTTAAAGAAATCGCTTTATCTTCATATCCTTTTACCTGAGAATCAATACTATTAATTTGACTTATGTATGCGAATTTTGCCATTCCTTTTAACTCTAATGGCTTTACTCCTTGAAATTGTCTATCCAATAAAGCATCCATAAAAGCAACCTTATCTTTATCCGTTTCAAGTTCGTTGTACACATCGTAATAACTCCTAAAGAAATTAAAACCTTTTCGTTTAGTTAGCTTCATTATTTAGATTTTTTAGGGTTTACCCTTCTATCTTTAATGTTATTTTCCTTCATGGTTATTAACCTTAAATTACTTAACATATTATTTAAAGGATTATTATCTATATGGTCAACTACTATTTTTCTTGTGCCATCATAAACATGACCTAAAAAAGTAATAGCCATTAATGAATGTACTCTTTTTGTGTGCTTTGTTGTATTTGTTAATTCTTTTTTATACAAAGTTACTTGATGGTAATTTCTTCTTATTACACCGCTCATATGTGGTTTAATAAAATTATTTTTTTTAATATCCTTTATTTCACCAAAAATAGATACAATGTATCTGCCATTAAAATTAGGTATTTGTTTCCAAATTTCTTCTTTTTGTTCCATTCTGCATTATGTTTTAAATGACAAAACCCCTTTGAATTTTCGCCATGCAGAGCTACTCATCCAAAAGGGTTTTAAATAATTTCTTTGCGTTCCTGCATGAACGTTTACAAATATAACAATTTATTTCAATAAAACTCAATTTTAATAAATTCTTCTCCTTTTTTTGTTTTAACCTTATGTAGAACCAGGTAAACCAAATCACGATCATTCACACCGTATTTAGTTTGTAATATGTCTAATACTAACTTTGTCGGGTTGTCAATATCGCTTTGCATATTACTGAAACCGTACGTTATTTTGAGTTGGTCAAACTTTGTTATCGTAACGTTTGGGAGCATTAGAAGTATGTTCTTTGCGTACGTTTTATACTTATCCGTTTTGAATCTTCTGCCTTGCCACGCTTCATTAACGCTTAATGGTTTGATTTGTAGATTTATTTCCATTCTCAAATATAGCTAAACCCCACAAAAAAACCCGCACTAAATGAATAATGCGGGGGGAAATCTATTCAGGAACTAGATTTATATCGTTTGCAAATCCTATTATTTTATTCGTAGCTTCAATAAATTGGTAACTATCTTTGTCTATAAATCCAAACGTAGCCTTTTGTTGTTCCTTTTCGAGCCATTCCGAAAAGTTAGAAACTCGCATTTTTTGATCTCGATATAATTCTGGTAACTGATCCATTGTTTCGAGTAAAGCCTGCATCTGTATCTTAATAGCAAATGCTAGGCTAATTTGTTTTGACGTCATTATTCGAGTTCTAAAGTTTGTTGTTTCGCACTTGCTTTGAATCTTTTTGCAGCATCTTGACAATTCAAAATAGCTTGTTTATAATAGCTATCTTTTAATTCAATTCCTATTGCTTTACGCCCCATTGAAACAGGACTGAAAACCTCACTACCAACACCCATAAAAGGAGTTAAAACAACCTCTCCAGGATTAGAGTATAATTCGATAATTCTATCAATAACATCTAATTGCAAAGGGTGTACGTGTTTTTCGTCGTCCTCTTCTCTTGAATCTTTGAAAGGTAAAACATTATCAATTCTAATGTCGTCCCAAACAGAAGAAGCGTAACGCTGCCAAACGTAGTGATTTAACTTTGTAATTTTGTCGTCTTCGTTTATATTATTCAAATGTTCCCAAAGTTGTTCTGAGTTTAAATCTGAATTATTAGCATTATTCCAAGCTCTCAAAATGTTTGGTAAAATTGGAATTTCACCAGCGTAATGATTCATTCCAAATGGATGAGTTACAGGCACTTTGTTTTCTCCTTTCTTAGTGAACACCAAAACATAGTCAGGCATTGCAGTAAAGCATTTAGTAGAATCTTCAACAATGAATTTATGCATTAAAGATTGTACCATTGTGCGCATACGAACTTTTAACGGTTCTTTCCAAATGGTTATACGGTTACGATATTCAAAACCGTACTTTGTGTGTAGTCTAATTATCTCGTTTGGAAAGTCCCAAAGTCTACAAGTGTTATCGAATACATCGGTACAATGCACCGCAGAAATTCTACCTGGTTTAGTTACTCGTGCCATTTCAGCAATTAAAAACTCGTACTGTTGCAAAAATTGTTCTTTACTTTCACAGTTTGAAAAGTCATTTTCCGAACTTGAATAATTGTACAATCCTGCAAACGGAGGACTATAAACTGAAAGGTCTATACTCTCGTCTGCAATAGTTGGTAATACTAGCATGCAATCGGAGTTAAACAAACTGTATCTTTCTGTGTGGATTTGGTCTTTTGTCATAATTTTAATTTTTAAATTTGTGTCCTTGTTTATTTGTTTTTATATTATTTTTCTTTAATCTATACCAAATTGTCATTGTTGCAACTCCAAAATGTTTTGCTATTTTTTCTATAGACATAGTTTTATACATTTCTTTTATTGTTTCAATATCAATTTTATATTCATTGTTTTCAATCCACTTTTCTGAAATCTCAGGATGCATCTTCATATGATTTGACCTACTTACTATTTCTAAGTTTTCGATTCTATTATCAAATTTATCACCATTAATATGATGCACTACCTCGTTAAAGTGTAATTTTCTTCCAACTTTTTGTTCCATTAAATACCTATGAAGTCTAACTTGAACTCCATTAACTTGAATTGTTTTGTAATGTTTCATTTTATATATTTTTAATTTACAACAAAGATAATGTAAATTAATTAAATAAACATAGGTTTAATGATTTCCTTGTTAAATTCTTTTGTAATATGTTTAAATGAACGGTTTACATTTTCTGTTAAGTTTTTGTGTAATTCGATTGCCTTTTCTGTTTTTTGTTGCAACGCTTCCACTACTCGAGTTTGACCGTCCGAAATAACCATATCAATAGTTACGTTTTTCGTTTGTCCAAATCTCCAAAAACGTCGAACGGCTTGGTAGTATTGTTCGTAGCTCCATGTTGGAAAAAATACTGAATGATTGCAATGCTGCCAGTTTAAACCCATTGAAGTCATTTTAGCTTTAGTTATTAGTCTTTCGATTTCACCATTAGCAAACGCTAGTAGTATTTCTTCTTTCTTTTCAATAGATTGACTGCCTATTATTTCAACTGCATTTGAATCCATTTCACGAAGCATACGGCTTTCATTATTCGTATTACACCAATATACGGAAGTTTTACCCTGTGCTAATTCGATAGCCTTTTCACATCGTTTTACCTCTGTTTGTTTTTGTTCGTGGCGTACCTCTGTCATTGATTTTGCAATAGGTGTAAACATTTGTACTTGACCATTTACATCTATCAAAGATTGGTTTTCTACAATATGTTTATTCACAATCAATTCAGGCAAATTGTAACGATCATTTGAAAAACCTAAGTCGGACGGCATTTTTACCATCATAGCCCATTGATTTACCCATGCGAAGAAATCCTTTTCAGCGTGTGGCTTTAAATAGAATTTTTCACCAATATTTCTATTAGTTGAATCTACCGAGTTTTGATTGTTTTTAAAAAACTTTCCTAACATATCCATATAACCCATGTAACCCAACGCTTCGCTACTTGTGCCTAATTCAATAAAATCATTAGGGCTTGGTGTTGCCGTTGAAAGGAATCTATAAGGAATCTTTTTAACAAAGGTCGTTACCTCTTGCTTAATTTTTCCGTCAAAGTTCTTTAGAATAGAGCTTTCGTCTAAAATAACACCCTCAAAGTCTGTTGAATTAAAATAGTGCAACCGTTCGTAATTGCAAATAACAATTTTCTTTGTGTGCTTTCCGTCTTTTGAATATTCGATATCGTCAATTCCTAATTTTTCAGCTTCTAAAATGAATTGAAACGCAACCGCTAAAGGTGTTAATATCAACACTTTTTTATTTGTGTGTTGAATTATGTTTTTAGCAATGGATAATTGAATTAAAGTTTTTCCAAGTCCAGTATCTGCAAAGATTGCCATACGTCCTTTTTCAATTGCAGTTTCGATAATATGCTTTTGAAAGTCAAATGCAATATCTGGAATAAAATTCGGATTAAACCCCGATTTACCTATCGAGTGTTTTTTGTTCTCGATAAAATTTTGATAATTTGTTTCTGTCATAGTTACTTTATTTTTTTTTCAAATATACACCAACCTACCTTGCTATTTATTGGAATTGTGGCGAGTGGTAGATATGAATGATGAATGGTAAACCCCGAACTTACGAACGGGGCTTGGTTAAAATCTTTATTGGTTATCGTAAATTATAGTAGGTATATCCTGACCATGTTTATAATCCCGCCTTATCTCTTGAAGTCCATTTGAATAAACAGCAAGGAAATACATTTCCATTTTATAAGGCACTTCCATTTTTACGCAACTAACTAAATAGTAATTTTTATTTCCGTTCATAGCTATAATTTAAAATGCGTCAGGTGTTGTTGCTCCAACGGCTTCGATTTTGTACGCTTCAAGAGAATTGAAATACTTTTCTTCACCGCTTGGAGATTCCCAACAACGACCTCGCAAATTGAACGAAACCTCCACATTTTGACCTACTTTAAAACTATCGAGCATTGCGCACTTATCTTGCGTTGCTTGGAATTGAACATCTTGCGGATAAGTTCCTGTTCTTTCTGTTACGACAAACTCGCGTTTTGCGAACTTCTCATTTACTTGTACTGTTGGGTTTAGTACTTTTATTAACCCTGTTAATTTGTAACTCATAATTTAAAATTGATTGTGCATTATTAATTGTGCGCCCAACGCTTGCTTTAATGTTGGATAAAAAGATACTGAAACATCTAAATTAAGATTGACTTTTGACATTTCAAGTAAATAATCAAAACTATCTTTTAATAAATAATAGTCTGAATTTACAAACTCATAATCTGAATTGTTCAATTTCAAACAACTAATTAAAACAAAGTGATTTGGTTTTTTTAGTCTTAACATATCTTCTTTCTGTTTTTGCGTTGGCGTTTGCTTTAAATCTAAAACAACTTCACCAATTTCATTTACTACTTTTACTTTCATATAATTTTACTTTTTAAATATAACTGTTTCTAACCTGCCATTAACCAAACACAAACACCGAACAAAACCGTTTCTTTCGCCTGTGTAACTAACTGAATCAAAGCTAAACAAAGATAATCCTTTTAATTTTGATATACCGTTATTTAAAACAAATCCGTAAAAGGTTAACTCCATTGGATCAATGTCTTTAGGAAAACAGAACGCCCAAACTGAGAGCGTTCTGTATCTATTTATGTATTGTGTGAGTTTCATATTAAAAACTTAACTTTTCAATACACTCCTCTATTTGCACCATTACCGCTTTAGCTTCGATTTTAGCACGTTTAACCGCATCGTCTACGCTTATCATTACTGGTCTTGCTTTCGTGCCTATATTAACATCTGAAAACCTACCTAATGTTTTCACGAATAACGGCTTAATACTCTCAGGACGGTACGAAACAAAATAAACCGTTTCGCATTTTGGGTTGACTGTAAAATAATGGATAAGCTGCGCAATGTGATCTAGTGGTATTTCATCCGCTAAACACGTTTCAATATGTTTCTTTGCACCAGGGCATTTAATCTCGCAGTGTATAGTTTCGCATTCGGTTATTCCATCGGGTGAAATTCCAAGTATCTCAATTTCTTCGCATTGCATCCATCCACATTCTTTGAATTTTAACCCCGTATAAAGTTCTAATTCTTGTCTTGCTTCGGGTTCAAGTTCATTACCTCTATCCATTGCAGCGGAACTAAACGAATCCGTTAACTGAAACTGTTCGGTACGTTCAGCTAATAAATTTAGCATTAATGTATCTGATTTGATAAATAAACCAGCGGAAGTAGATCCACCAATTTTACCCCATTTGATTTCAAACCAGTCTTGAGTTTGTTGAATCAAGTCGTAGTGTACTTTCATGATAAAATAGTTTTAAGTTCGTCTTTCTTCGCCACAACTGTAGCAAGTGTTTTCTCGTTTGCAGGCAAAGCGGTGTAAGCTGCTTGAAGTTCTGCAAGCGTAGTGCATTTAGATAGGGTTGCAATTGCGCTTGTATCTGAAACACTCGGAGCAACATTTAAAGGCTTCTTTAATCGAACACCTCCAACTACTTGACCTTTCATTTTTACGTTCGCATCAATCCATAGTTCAACTTGAACGGGCATTATCCAAGTGTTTAGATTTGCGCCACCATTACACAACCTTCTAACTGTTTGAGCGTTGGTGCTATTAAGTACTAATGGCTTAATAGGTTCTACAAAATAGGCTATATTAAAATTGCCTTTTGTCCCCGCTACCATTGTGCCTGTTTCTTGCCAAACTTCTTTGATCGTTACGACCATTGTTTGTTTGTTCTCTTGCATTTCTTCTAAGTCAACAACCCCTAAATGGTCTGACTTGTAAACTGCTCTGTAACTTACATCTTTTGTTTTCATAATTTACTTTTTTTTAATCGTTATAAAATTCTTCAATAGCTTCATACGTTGCGATATGTAACGCTTCTGTATGTTTTTCCATTATTTCAGTTATGCAAATTCCACCAACTCTAACGAACTCGATGTTAAGCTGCTCAATGTCGCGGTAATTATCATACTGATTATTCTCAATGTAATAATCTACTTCTAAAGTAGTGTTAAGGAATGTGATGTTAATAGTTTGATTTTTCATAA